GTAGGTAATTTGCCGAAAGTAAAGGCAGAACAATATCTAAGAGATGTAATGCAGAGATACAGAAACAAACTTGTATATGATGCAAAGACAGGTGAAATCAGAGATGATAGAAATCACATGTCAATGCTGGAAGACTTCTGGTTGCCTCGTAGAGAAGGCGGCAGAGGAACAGAGATTTCAACCTTGCCAGGTGGATCAAATCTTGGCGAGATTGATGATATCATCTACTTCCAAAGAAAACTTTATCGTTCTTTGAATGTTCCAATCTCAAGACTAGAAGCAGAACAGAACTTCTCTCTTGGAAGAACAACAGAAATTACAAGAGATGAATTAAAGTTTTCAAAGTTTGTACAAAGAATTAGAAAGAAATTCACACCTCTATTCAACGATATTCTAAAGACACAACTTGTTCTAAAAGGTGTCATAAATATTGAAGAGTGGAAAGATATCAAGGAGCATATTCAATATGACTTCATGAAGGACGGACACTTTGCTGAATTAAAAGAGGCAGAATTACTAAGAGAAAAACTTGATCAACTTGGACAAGTCGAAAGTTATATTGGAACATTCTTCTCAAAAGAATGGGTTTACAAAAATGTTCTCAAGATGACAGACCACGAAGTTGAAGAAATGAGAAAAGAAATGAATCGTGAAGCTGGAATCGAACCAGAAGAAGGCGGAGTGAACATTGGTGATACTGACGGAATTACAAATGAACCGGCAGATCAAAAAGATCAAGAACCAGATGATGCTATAGGAGATGAAGATGAGCAGTGATAAAATCATTGATGCATTAGCAGACGGAAAAACACTAGACGCTGAAGATGCATTTAAAGAAACAATGAAGGCAAAAGTTGCTGATGCAATTGAAACTAAAAAAGTGGAAGTTGCACAGAGTTTCGTAAGAGATCATTTGCCTGATGACACAGAACAAGAAGAAGAGTAATGAAATTTGAAGACCTTTATTCATCGATTTCAGAGAAGGATGAACACAAAAACACACCTTCTTATCGGAAACTGCCCCCTAAAATGAGGAAGGCAGTTGATGAATTGTTTAAAAAGATCGATACTAAGGGTTCAAATTTCCTAAATAATTTTGAGAAAACCGTAACTGAAGTTTCAAAGAAGTATAAAGTATCGGAAAGAAAGTTATACGATTACTTTGAAAAAGAAGCAATGGATATTTTTAAATAGGAAAAAGTAAATGGCAGTAGTAAAACAAACATTGGTCGATTCAGACTTTGAACATGTTGTAAAAGTTACAACTACGGGCACAAATTCGGCGGCAAATATTGTTGATGCCTCAGCCCTTGCAGGCGCTGATACTAACCCTAGACTTTCAATTGTAGCTTGTCAATGGACAACAGGTTCACAAACAAACATTTTATTTGATGCAACTACAGATGACGTTGCATTATCATTAAACGGAAACGGAGCATTTAATGCTGGAAGTCAGTCACTTCCAAGTATCCCTAATCCAGAATCATCTGGTGTAACAGGCGATATTTTGTTGACTAACTCATCTGCTTCTGTTGGCACAATTATTTTAAAGTGCAGAAAGGTATCGGGCTACGATAATATAACCTAATGAACACAGTTAAACTTATTACAGAAGCCTCTGATTTTAGTTCTTCAAACTATCTTATCGAAGAAGATGAGAAAGGTGGGAAGTCATATAAAATTCGTGGTATCTTCATGCAATCAAACATTAAGAATAGAAATGGTAGAGTATATCCAAAAGAAGTTCTAATGAAAGAAGTTAAAAACTACGATGAAAACTTCATTAAAAAGAACAGAGCATTTGGAGAACTTGGTCATCCAGAAGGCCCAACTGTTAATCTTGACAGAGTGTCACACATGATTACAAGTCTTAAACAAGACGGTGACAACTTTATAGGTGAAGCAAAAATTATGGGAACACCTATGGGTGAAATCGTAAAGAATCTTATGGACGAAGGTGCAACACTTGGTGTATCTTCTAGAGGAATGGGAAGTCTTGATCAAAGAGGCGGAACAAACTATGTAAGAGATGACTTTAAACTCGCAACTGCTGGAGACATCGTTGCTGATCCGTCTGCACCATCTGCTTTCGTGGAAGGAATCATGGAAGGTAAAGAATGGGTGTGGGATCATGGATCACTAGTTGAGGCACATATTGCAGAGGCAAAGAAAAGGATTGAAGAAAAAGTTAGAAAGAGACAAGACATTGAAGCAAGTCTTGAGTTCGCTAAGTTTTTGAAACAGTTATAAATTATAGGATTATATTATGTACAGTTGGTTTGACGAGTTGACTCGTATACCAAAACCAAATCGTGAAAAAGACGATTATCATCATTATGGATTATATGAAGTTGAAATTCTAAACAGTCTATTCAATCTTCATAATGTTGAAAGTGTGCTTAGTTTAGGGGGAATGAGTAATCTTGATTTCTTCCTTGCACAATATGATAACAACGTCAAGACTGCAACAAATATTGATGAAGCAGAAACTTGGCGTGGATTTAATCTTGAAGAAAAACATCAAGAGTATATCCAAAGATTTAATTATTATGGGGAATACATCTTTACTAAACAAAAATTAGTAAACTATGATGTTGTTGACAAAAAGTACGATGTTGTCTTTTGCAACATAGACACGCTAGAAGGACAAATGAAAGTCCTACCTAGAATCTTTATTAAGATGTGGTCTAGAGTTGGATTAGTCGAAGAGACAAGGGAAAAGATGACCGTACAATATGAAGAGTTTTTTAGTAATGTGTTAGTCACGACAAATATGACTGTATTCTCTAATGAAGAATTAGAATACGAAAATTTCCTTGTCGATACTTCCACAAAACTAGAAAAAAACAGAACATTTATTGAACAGCGGATAAATTTGCCTCTGTAAATTATTTGTTTTATAAATAAATGTAATAAATAAATTAAAAGGAGAAATCCCCATGGCTAATACAGAATTAGACAAAACCATTGAGGAATTAGAAGCGGAAGTTTTGGCTGAACTTGAAGAAGCCAATGGTGCCGATGCTCCTAAGAAAGGTGCTGTTGCTCCAGAAAAGGGCGACACACAATCCGATGGTACAACTAAAGTAGAAAAAGGTGCTAAGCCTGCTGAAGTGGGTGATGCATCTGTCAAAGCTGGAAAAGACGCAAAAGAAATTTCTAGCGATCCTGCTCAGAAGGGTGAAGGGAAACCTGATCCTGCTCCTAAGTTGAAAGAAGAGGCTGATGAAGATGACGAAGAAGATAAGTCAGACGATTCAGATGATTCAGAAGACGAAAAAGAGGTCGAAGAAATGGATCATGGCAAGATGAAAGAAGCAATGATTAAGGCAATGAAGTCAATGAAAAAAGACGACATGGCTGAACTTTATGCTTCTTACATGAAAGCATCTATGAACAAAACAAAAGACGAAATGTACAAAGAAATGATGAACGGTATGGACAAAATGTCGAAAGGCAAAATGGAAAAACTTCACGCCGCTTACGCTTCTGGTGCATCAGTCGATGAAGAAAGAGATGCCCAAGTCGAAGAAAGATTAAAGTCTGTTGACGTTAAAGAACACGTTGATGCGCTTCTTTCAGGCGACAACAATCTTTCTGAAGATTTCAAAACAAAAGCTGCAACTATCTTTGAGACTGCTGTTAAGTCAAAGATCAGATCAGAAATTGCTCGTCTTGAAGAAGAGTATAAGTCTGAACTGATTGAAGAAGTTGCTGATGTAAGAACTTCACTCACAGAGAAAGTAGACAACTACTTGAACTATGTTGTAGAAGAGTGGATGAAAGAAAACGAACTTGCTCTCGAAAGAGGACTAAAAGGCGAGATCGCTGAAGATTTCATCTCTGGTCTGAAGACATTGTTTGAAGATCATTACATCGATGTGCCTGATGAAAAGTACGATGTACTTGAAGCACAGGCAGAAAAGATTTCTAAGTTAGAAGAAAAGTTAGAAGAAACAATTCAACAGGTTGTTGAGGCGAAGAAGTCTAACGGTAATCTGATTAAGGAAAAGGTCATGAAAGATGTTACATCTGACTTGACTGACACTGAAGTTGAAAAATTTGAAACTCTTGCACAGGATGTAGAATACACTGAAGAAAGTGTTTATGTTGAAAAACTAAACACACTTAAAGAATCTTACTTCCCTAAACAGCAAGTGGTTCAAGAAGATTCACATGATGAAGTAGAAACTGGCACCGCTGTACAGGACATTACTGAAGGTTCAATGGCAGCTTATATGTCTGCGATTGGCAGAACAGTAAAGAGTGCAAATAATAAATAGTAAGGAAAAGAGGAGAGACTAATGTTTCAATCACAACACTTACAGGAAAAGTGGCAGCCAGTCCTTGAGCATCCCGAACTACCGAAGATCGATGATGCGTACAGACGAGCTGTTACTACTGTCATCTTGGAAAACCAAGAAAAACAATTAAGAGAAGACCGTGCGTTTTTGGGAGAAGCTGCTCCAACTAACTCAACCGGTGCTGCTGTAGACAATTGGGACCCAATTTTG